CCGCTTAAAGAGAGAGGTATCCTTCTGCATGGCTGATCAATCGTTCCGTCATTCCGTACAACACCTAAAATCTCAGAGCCACCAATCGTTAGGGTGGTGTCACCACTATCTAGCGTATTAGATGTGGAATACATAGCCTTTTTCTGCTTAGGAAGAACACTTAATATCTCCTTGGCCCCATCGGTCAAGAACTGAGTGAGTTCTGTTTGAGTAGGCGCACTGCTACCATCAATAGATAGACTGGTAAGTCCCTCTACTTGTGCTTCAAAAGTAGCCATTAATACCTCTTACTACTAACTTTTCTGCCAGTTTTTTTGGCATATTTTTTTGCTGCCTTTTTCCCCTTTTCTGTATAGGGGAACTTTTTCTTGCCAACTTTAGGCATGGTCGCCTCCTATTAACCTAAGTAAACTATAATTACTGCAACTGTGTAAGGGGCCACCTGAACAGAGGTCATACTCTGGACTGCACCGCTGGTGCTATCTAGAGTTTGCCAAAAGGTATTAATCAGTTCTGCTAATGTCCCTGTGGTACCGCTGTCCTGTGTTCCAGAGGGGACCGTGCCCACTATAATTTTAGTTAGCGTGTTATATGCTGCCATTTTATCTCCGTTTTAACTTTTTAAAAATCTTAGGGCTTTTGGGGACAGCCCTTTATACGACCATCCCCCACCTACCCAAAAGGTGTAATCCTTACGGATTATGATGTAGTAACTGCACCATCGGCAGCTGATGAACCAAACATCCAATATGCTCCATGGCTGAAAGTAAACTCTAAAAAGTCGCCTTTCACTGCGGATGTACCAAAAATAACATTTGATACCCCCGTAGCGGCACTAGAACCTGGACCGTCATCGCCTGTGTCAACTTCAGTTTCGTTGACCTTGCCGAAAATAATAGCGCTTCCAGCGGCAATTGTGATTGCCCCTGTCGGTGTGTTTTCTTCAACCCAGAATTTGTAGTTTGTGCCTTCTGCTGCTCCCGTAGCTGTTGGTAGCGTAATTGAATACGCTCCACCAGCGGAATCGAGCAAGAAGCCTTTTCCACTATCTTCTACTGCTGTTAAAGTCACGGCTGCTGTTATCCTCTGATATGGTGCTAAATACCCACCAGCTCCACTGTTCTGTTCAATATATGCAGATCTCATTACCTACTCCTATACGCCTTCTAAGTTATAGAGTGCGTGAGCTTCAGGAAGAGTAACTTCCAGACCAGCTTCGGTTAGAATCATATCTTTCCGAAGGTCTTCGTCTGCGGCTTGAACATTGGTTTCGATTTGTGTGTCACGGTTTACACCATTACCAACAAGAGGTCGGTAAGCAACTTTACCCATATCAACTATGCACATCATTCCACTGGCAATGCCACGGAATAGCGGTTCCTTCACAATGTGAAGGTCGCCGTGAATAGTTTCAAGGTTCATTACTTTATGACCAAATGCTCCTTCTCTCTGCTCCAGAGGAGCATTAAGTTGGACTTGGGTGCTAGCTGTAGACACATCAAGAAATCCTGTATTACCAACTTTATTCAGTTGAGTAACAACAGGAAGACTTGCGAGAACCAATTTCTCGGCGGAACCGCCACGAGCTGGATCGAAGATTACTTCAAGATCGCCTAAGAATCTGTCGTATGTGAGTTCTGCGGCAGTCGATGAACGATAGTAGGGTGCACCAGATGAATACGAAAGTGCTGAATCATCAGCGACTGGGTTCGCATTTTTTACAATGTGTCCCACAATACCTTCAGTATACTGGATGCTAGATACTCGTGCACGCTGACCAAACAGCATTGCACGCTCAATATCTACTTTATGTTCACGAAGCTTAAGAGCCCAAATTCTATCCCATTCGCTAGCGTATCCACGATAGCGGGTTGCAATAGATGTATTCGACATTTCAGCGCTAGTCTTGAAGATTTGGGTGTACCCAAAATCGTCTTCAATTTCATTAGCCCAGGCGTCTGGTGATCCTGTTCCTTCTGCGAATGCCGTACCAACTACTTGGCAGGGATCATCGTCAGCAAGAACATTGTACCCGCTTACATTTGAGTTTGATACATCTATGATTCTCCCAGTAAATGTAGATGTTGCCCCAGCGTCGGTAACGGCACTGTCAACTCTTACGAGTGTCTGTGCCCAACCTGCGGCTGAATCTACAGTATTTACTGAAAAGACCATACCTTTTATCAGCCAGTCAATACTAGCTGATGAACCGTCATCAACAACAAAAGCGTAAGCTGTTCCAGCACTAACCGCAGAACCGCCATTCACAGCAGCACCAAGACTAAAGTTTCTGCTTGACCAGTCAACCTTTGATCGGTTTTCTAGAAAGCGGAAAATTGGATCGTCCGTAGCTGCTTTTGATACCTTAGAAAGGTATACAAAAAATGGTGATTCTTCAGGTGATAGTTCTGCAACCCGATCAGAGAAATCGTATAATCGTCTTTGATCAGGTGCTTGTCCCACACCAGCGGAAGCTGCTGCTTCAGTTACATTGCTCGAAAGCATTGTACCTATTTTGTAAGCCATTATGTCTCCTTAATTTGGAAAATAACCTCTTATATTATGGGAGTCTGCCTTGTCTAGAGGCTGACAGAACACGGTCAAACACTTTATCGTCATCAGTGACGACTTGAGCTGGCTGACCTTGCAACACTCCCGCTGACTGCGGTACCTGTTGCACTGCCTTCACAGCATCAATTGATGTTTGCCCACGAGCTGGAGCTCCATGGACATCCTTCCATAATTTTACGAGGTTTCCTAACCCCACCGCCTCTTTTGGCTGCGCCGACCATTCTAAAAACTGAGAGACTTGATTGTCATTCATATTGTGTTTAGATCGTAGCTCATTAACGGTAGCGTTTAGGAATTGTCGTTGTTGCGTATTGGCCTCACGCTGTGCGAACTCACTCCGAATTTGATTCACAGCAGACCCAACGGTCTCCTGCTCTTTCGTAACTCGGTGCTTATACGACGGCGAATCTGGCTTGTAATACGCATCCCAAGGGTTAAAGTCGTTCTCGTCCAGTTGAGCTGTTTGCTCTGATCCACCATTCGGATTTGCAATTTTTTCTTGCAATACCTGAACTAAATCTGGACGACTTTCAAGAAGGTCTCCAATAGGCTCCAATTTTTTCAGTCGATCAACCTCTGATTGAGATCTATCGTACATTGATTGAAACTTTTTTGTTTCCCCTTCCCAGTCTGGTCCTTGTTCAGGCACCATTTCAGCAACCCCCGCTTGTTGAGCGGCTGATTCCTGATAGGACTCCTGTTCTAATGATGTGTCCTGTTCGGCGACAGTATTTTTGATTAACTCGGATTCGTTTGACATTTGTCTTAAACTCCTTCTAAGATATCTCTATGCTTTTAGAGCTTGACCGAGGCGATCTGCTTCACGCCTCAATCTCTCTGCTTCGAGCTTTACCTTGTTTTGCATTTTGTTGGATTCAACCCTTCTATCCGCTTTGGCATCTGAAGATATTTCGGAAAGCCTTGTTTTCAGTTTTTCAACTTCTACACGCTTTCTGTCACTTACAGATTCCCTTCGGGCAGTTTGCAAGTCCCCTTGCAAATCTTTCACCTGGCCTTGAAGACCCTGTACTTGTTGTACTAATTGCTGTTTTTCATCCATTCTAGATAAGATTCCTTCCTTGTCGAAAATCTCTGGATTTTTCTTAAGCACTTCTATTCTGTCTACAATACCCAACTGATAGGCTTCTAGGTATACACCTAATTCTGCCCACTTGCTCGTTGGTAATGTAGAGCCAGGTTCAATTCTTATATCGTGCTGATCAAGCTTATAACGATCTTTGGCAATATCTAATATTGGCTCTGTTTTGTCGTCATACAGATTGACAGTCGCTTCCTTTAAATTATTATTTGGCTGAGCAATTCTGAACATTTTCTGAAATGTGTAATGCCCTTTTGCGTAATTATATAAAACTTTACCAAGTTTGTTTATGCTGAACTCAATGTCTCTCAACTTGGATTTTGGTCTTTCCTGACCTAGGGCCATCATTCTTTCTGTTCCCCTCACCGTCTCTGGGGCTTTTTCAGCAAACCCGTGCATCATTTCTGGCAATCCAAAAATGAAGTCTATGTAAAACTCACACTGCTGAATTAGTTTATAGAACTCTCCAGCTAATGGCTGTGGGGCTGGAAAGTGTGGTTCTCCTTGAGATGAATCAACCTCAATAACCGCATTTGGGTTAGCCCAGTCCTTTTCAAGTTGGTTTAAATCTTCTACGCTTCCCAAAGGTACAAGCAGTTTTAACCCTGCGGACGCCTGTGCGTGAGATATGGCAAGCGACCAGACTTTGTTTAATAACCTTTGCATGGGCCTCGCTCTAGATACATCCGATTTTGGGTACGGGCTTTCCGTCCATACATTAGGCAATGGGATTATTGGATAAACATCTGTATTTAACACAGACTCGTATAAAACAACCTCCCCTATAGTAGCACATACCTTAACCCTGTTTTGAGGTACCTCTACAATTTGGACAACGCCGTTTTCAATTAAATCAGAGCTTTCTTCCATATACCTTTGGATATCAGCATCGTTAAAAATATACTCCTGACCAGTAGAAGTGTCAAGCACCCTGTAAAAGGGAACCTTGGTCTTATAATATCTTTCTAAAACCTGGTACTTTCTAAACTCAAACTGATCTAAATATTGAGTTTCAGACGGAGTAAATACCTGCATTGAATTTTTGTTTCTTGCCGTCGGATAGTCTTCTTCTCTATATGCCGACAGGCTATCAATCAATGGTTTTATCTCTTCACCAGTTTCTGGGTCTTCATCTACCCCAAGTTCGGGATAAAGGGCGACGACTTGCTCGCCTGTTAATATCGTAGACAATATGATGCTCTCGGCGTCCGCAAACCAACGATCTCTCGAAGATGGCGGAACATATACCCTGAATGGATTAACATTGGTAAACTTGACATCGCCCCTCCCAAAATCTGCTTCGGTATCAATATATACATAAAGATATCCCAGTCCAGAGATGGCGTAGTCGTGTATTGCCTGCTTCATTTGAGCGTCTCCAGTAGAAATATCCCATACAAATCCAAGTATAGTCCTCCAAATACTGGATATTTGAACATCAGAGTCTTCCCTCGGGGTGATAGTGAAGGTAGGTGGTCTAGATGTTAGTGTAGCCTTTAGTTTCTCAACAGCAGGAGAGATTCTGTCCATCGGGACATCTGCCTGGTTCCTGCTTTTTAATTCATCTGATTCGCTAGAAGTAAAATGATTCCCAAGATAAAAATCAACATCTTTACGAGCTTCACTGTCCCAATCGGCTCTAGCATCACGCCAGCGACGATATAAGTCCTGATTATACTCGGCCCTTGGGTCCATTTCCATATAATTATACTCTCATTGATTCTCTAGCTTGATTGCTCAAGGCTTCAAGCTGATCGTTTGTAACAACACTTATCTCGTCTTTCTCAACCTCATATGGGTCAATTATCCCAGCGTCTACCATAGCATCATAAGGTGCCCATTGTTGTTTTGACTTATACTTTGGGGCCATCCATTTGTACATATCTGGTCCATGCTCTACATAAGATGCATATTCATACTGATCCATATCTAGCTGTTCCATTGCTGGTTGATGGTATGTCTGGTCTCCTCCTGGAAGTGGCGCTTCCTGCGGTCCGCTCTCTGGCCCAGACATTGGTGGCTCTACCTCTCCGCCTTGCTGATACCCGTCTGCATATCCGCCACCTTGCATACCAATTGCCTGTTGAACCTGTTGTGCCCGTTGCATTTGTTGTATTGCAGCCATCGCCATTAAAGACTTTATTTCGTCGCCACTCTTAGACTTTTCTCCGAATATGGACAAAACATCTTTTACCTGTCCGCCGTTTTGATAATTCATAACCTCTCCTCCGTTTTGATATCCATTGATATAGCCCCCTTCTTGTTTAAATAAATGTGGCAGGTTGACTTTCATGTATTCTAATCCTTCGTATGGTCCTTCCCCCCATTTTTCAACCTGTCCTGGAACTGGAGATTTACCAATGTTAGATGCCATCGCTTCCCGCCATTTATCATATAAGGGCGTTTCGTCCATGCTAGACGCCATCCCTTCCCGCCACTTGTCGTATAGAGGGGTTTCAGAAACGAAGGGTTCAGCCCCCTTAATATCTTCTTCCATTGAGAGTCTCGTCATCTTTCCTAAAACCTTAGACCAGTCTGTCTTTTCTTCCCCTTCAATGTCAAATTCTTCTGTGGCAATATCTACTCCATATTTGCCTTCCATCGCCTCATAGACATCATCGGTTCCGAGCATACCTCGGATATGCTCTTTAAACTTCATTTGGTCATCATGTGAATATTTGCGTTCTTCTGGTTCGGGCTTAGGTTCGGCGGTAGCGGCTACCCCCATAAATGGCTGCTCGCTAAAGCTTTCAACTCCATATTCTTTTTTAGACGGACCTTCAAGTTCTGGGTTGCCAGCAGCATAGGCTTGTGGCATTTTTTTCTCTAACCAGCCTCCCCTTGGCATTGTACCAGCACCTTGCATCTGTGCTAATTGTTCTTCTTCGGTTCTTAGGAACGGATTTCTTACGCCAGTTTCCTCTCCCATCGTTTTAGCCCTTGCCCAATTTTCTTTTTGTCCCTTAATAAAATTTCCGAGCATACCGACAAGACCACCTTTTTGATATCCCATAGGGGACTTGGCGTTTTCTAACAGCGCTGTATCGCTAAGTCTGTCTATGTTGTTTAGCATCTGTAATTTTTCTGGACCAATCTTATCCGCAGCGTCTTTTCTAATGACAAATTCGCCTGGAGTAAGCATCGCAGGTACAGTATCAGTGCTTTGACCTCTCACATCTCCTCCGTCAGCCATTCCTTGAAATTTTTCATCCCAATATTTAGATTTTTCCTCATATTGCTCTTTTTTGCCAGCCCAATGTGCTTGTAACCATAAATCTTTTGCATCTCCGCTCTCCAGCGCTCCCATTATCATTTCTCTCTTCGCTCTTGGGTTTTCTGCAAAGTTTGCTAATAATAGTTCCTCCTGCTGCTCTCTATTTAATGTAGTTGCATCATCGGACTCTTTTGCAGCAGAAATCCACTCGGGGATTCTTTTACCTGATGCTGTATAAATATTTTTAGTCCTTTGTAGGGCTGTCTGAAAGGCCCCAGAACCTTTTTTTGTTTCAAACTGAAAATATCCACGACCTGGGCCACCCTCCGATTGAGGGACATTCATATCATCAGACTCTATCATTGCAATTTGGCTTGCAAGACCACCAATCTGATCAGGAGAGGCTTTATACTTATCGGCAAACCATCTTTTAATAAAACCTGGCTCTACCTTGCCTCCATCTTGATAGTTTCTATAGTATGTCATTTTCCACTAAATCTTTAGGTATATCCAACTTTTTGTATTAAATTCAAAAAACGGCTACCGTGCGTTTTTATGATAAAGGGTCTCACACGACACAAAAATAAAACCGCCAATCGCTGTCTTCTAAACCCCCAGAGCCAGTAGTCTAAGCTTTCTTCTGGGGGTTTCTGTTAAATTAACCCGTCTAATATAAACGAGTTAATGAAAATACCAAACCTTATTTATTAAATTTTTGCGCCAGTAATCCAGTTGTATACTTTGTTCATTGGACGGCTGTTCAAAGTCTCAAGTTCAGCGTCAAGTTCGTCCATTTTCATTTTTTTGCTCCTTGGAGGTCTGGCATAGTAATCTGCGTAATAGAGCGCATCGAGAATATCATCATGTCTTGGCTTCGGATGTTCAAACACTTCATCCACCAATTCAGTCATTTCTTCTCTAACATATAATTTTTTACTGTTTATCATTGGACCAAGCGAGGTTTCAAGCCTGTCTTGCTTTTTTATACCTGGCGGAGGCTTAACCCCTTTGAATATCCCAGGCATCAGCCTTCTTTCGGTTGCCGACAGTCTAGTGACCATATCCCTGACCATTTCCTGTGCAGCCACCGTTTCAATCGTCACTCGCTTAACTGGGTGATATTTCTTTGTCATTTCTATAATTTTAAGCGGAACATCAAAAGTTGGTATCCTTTCTCTGAAATATTCCAAAACATACCGATTATTGTTTGAATCAACGGCAATAACCAGAATAACCTGATAATCCGAGGTTGCTGATGCGGTTGCGGCTAGATCAACGCCGATATATACATTAACTGGAATTGCATTGTCCCTGTCTGCAATATACCCAAATTTGTTTTCACACTTGTATTCATACGCATGATGCTGTATGCGGTCAATCTTGAATGCCGCAGATCCTATATCTCTAGCATCATTCATATACTCCTGAGCAAACTTGTTTACAAGACCAGCTCCGATAAACTCTTTTTTCTTCGTTTTCAACTTTGCAAGAGGAAACTGGTCTGACCAAGCTGGCTTTCCGTCCATGATGGCTCTCATAAAGGTCAAGTCCCAAGTATAGCTTGTCCCGTTTTTCTTTGCTTTGTTATATCCGTCGCATATCATCTGTAAAAAACTGTCAAAGTGTACAATAGTCCCAGAAAGCCATATCCAGCCTTCATTACCTGGTGTTTCCTCTAAAGCAGGATAAACCGTCGAAACTACCCACTTTTTGATCTCCGCTCTTCTTTCTGGTGTTTTTGTGTTCAATTCAGACTCAAAGTCGTCTAAAATGATGCCAGTATACCTTACATCCACCTCTGCACGGCCCCTCAGCCTTTGATTGGTACCCTTTGCTATGATTCTGTCCCCTTTTGCAGTAACTAAATCTTTTTCTGTCCACCTTTTGCCAATGCTACCGCCATCAAGGTTTCCGAAATAATATTTGATCATCTTGTTCTCTTCAAAGTGCTGGCGAATATATTTGATGTGATCAATGGACTGCCCCTGTTCTTCGGACACCCAAGCGAAGAAATGCTGCTCATCTTCTCCAGAAAAGCAAAATTTGTGCATAATTGCTGCTTTTGCCAGAATTGACTTACCAAACCCACGGGGAAGTATATTACAGATCCTTTGCCCAGGAGAGGTGGATATCAACTTTTCGGCAACGGTATGGTGAAATGGTGGGGATTTGCTCTTTTTCAAAAAATCTTTCGGTAAAAACGCCCTCCCAAAGAAAATAAGGTCTTTATACGCCCTTTGTAGAACCTCGTCCTTTTCAGCCATTACAGCTGGCGGCATAGTTATATTGAAGTCAGCCTTTTTTGTGTGCACCTTTTTTCCAACTTGTTCGTATGACATAATTAATTTTTCCCCATTTCTGTTTCTTTGGATAACTCGGATAGTACAACCTGTTTACACTTACGAGCAGTTTCTGCAAGGCAGTTTTTCCTTTCCATATGTGGGAAAATCGTCATAATAAGTAATTGAACCAGCATCAACGACATCTTTATAATATTTAGTGTCATAACAACGACGGCACGAAGGACAAAACTTAATCGTTTTATCGGTGATTTTTCCATCCCAAGTTGAGTCTTCTCTGCTTTCTACCTTGGACCCACTACTTATCACCTGCTCCAATATCGTTTTTGTCTTTGAGCTCTGGGTTTTTTTCAAACTCCTTCAACCTTTCCTTAGTGAATCCAGTGAATGTCTGTCCGAGCACTGAAAGTGTCTGTGTTTTTTCCTTTGGCATCATGCCTCTCAGTTCGGCAGCAAGCTTAAGATAGTTGAATTTCACCGAACCTCTCTCCGCACCGATGCTTTCAAACATCTCTTCAAGTATAAAATCCTCTGTTAGGTTAAGTTTGTCCATTTTATCTGCTAATTTTTCATCCACAATCTTTTTTATCCTTTTCTGTTTAAGCAGCCAGGTTGACCTTTCCCTGGCGTATTCAACATTGTTTGTTTTAAAGAGGTGCATATAGGCCACTTCTTTAGGTACATAGCCAAAAATCAGGTTCACAAACATAATTTCCATCTCATTGGGGACCTCTCTGTCACTATCGTCCCATGGATATTTTTTGGAAAAGCTATAAACTGTCTTGTGTGGTTCACCTGAAATAGGGTTATTACCTTTATACGGTCTAAATTGACCAAGGGGAGTGCGTATATAGGGAGAACTCTTCCCAATTCTTCCTTTTTTGACCACCTGGCTCATTACGCCATTGCGAGCCTCTACCCAATCTCCCTCTTTTGCGGTCCCCGCATCTGAAATACTTGCATTTTTATGGACTTTTAGCAAATCTGCCTTATTTTTGTAGACATAATGGATTTTTCCCTTAATTTTCCTATGGAACACGGGGTCAGCGCACCCGACCTCATGATCATTGTAATGATCTAACTCTATATCCCCCCGACTAACCCCTGTTTCCATCTACCTCGTCTCCCCATACAAAACATTTACCTTTCTGTATTTCGATTGTTTCAACTTGGAAGTTCCCATTGCTGTGCCATGTGATAATTCCAAATGCATGATTCCAATTATGTAGTCTGCCTTTCAGCCATTTGTTTTTTTCGGCAGACATATTCTTAAGGCACCCAAGACTCCAAGCACCGATAGTACCGCTATCCAACTTAGTAAGAGAATGGCGCTGTATATCATGAACATGACCATAAAGGATGTTGCTGCCATAAGCCTCAAGATGTTTTTTAGCGTGGTATACCGTTGCATAGGCGCCATGTATAAAGTTTAACTTACCTAACTTTAGGGGTTTGTTATAACCGTAAAAGTGATATCCCCGTTTTTTTAGGTTACAGCTCTCTTTAAAGGCAAAATGCCCCATATAGGGGTATCTTTCTACGAATCGATTGGTCCAATCGTCGTGATTGCCCTCAAGCATATACCTATTCGTACATTTTACTTTATCCAGGGCCTTATCGAACAGATCTAGACCCATGTTGACATCATCGATGTCTTTTTCGATTATCGGTATCTGATATTCCAGAGGTGGTTGTTTCTTACCTTTCCACTTCCACGCTGAAACTGACTCCCATTCGCCGACATCACCGAGATTTACGAAAGAATCAGGTCTTACGATCTCGATTGCGGCTAGAACGCAGTTTACGGCGGGGGCATCGTGGAGAGGAAAGTGCTGATCTGGAACAACAATTGCAAGTTTAGGCTTCGGCCTCATGTGGTATGTGGTATCCTGTGACTAAAAGAGGTATCTCTATGTTTCTAATGGTGTCCAGAAGTTCTTCTAAGACTTCTGGGTCGCCACTTTTTTCAAATATAAAGGCCACTCTTTTTAGTTCAATCAGGCTTTCACCCAGACTTTGTTCCGTTGGTAGTGGATTTTCCACCATTTTTATCCTGTTTGGCATTTTTCTTTTCAGCATCCTGATCTTCAAGGGATTTAGATGGCAGTTGCCTGGAAAGCTGACTCTCATAAGTACTTCTTGCTACTTCCAAAAAGTGTGCTTCCTTACGAAATTCACTTATCTTTCCATTTAACTCGTTAATGACGACAACAGCAGTCCGTGCATCGGCACTTAGACTGTCTATATCGTATCTTTTACCATCTACTTCTATCGTTTGTATATCCTGGCTTGGCATCAATTTGTCTCCATTTATTGGTTTTCGAAGTTAGTTCTTAAATAGTAGGCGGAGCAACAGGGAATTTCTTTTTTTTTAATTTTTTTTGTTTTGCAAGGTATAAAGCTATCTTTTCCCTACTATAGTATATACTATATAGTAATAACTATAGTATACTATTGTAAGTACAAGATAGTTAATACTATAATAATATTATATACTATATAAGAAGATTTAATACAATAACCAAGATAACTATATTTCTTTCTCTTTTTGGTTACTTTTTCTCTTTCTTTTTTTTTTACAACTTAG